TCTGGCTCTAGTTCAACTAAAGGTTCTTTGATGTTAACTTTAACAGGCTCGTCACTTGTTTTAGTTAGTTTTTTTGGAGTTTTCTTTTTAAGTTTAAACTCACCTTCCTGCTTAACAGGTTCATTTGTTTTTACTTCTGACATAATATAATATAATTAAATAGTTGTTACTTTCTACATGAAAGCTTGCATACCCATATCGGGTTCGTTTTCAAAGTCTTTAGGTAAGCTATCGTTCTGACGTTGACTTATCATTTCACTTTGTTGTGTAGCTTCCATTTTGCTACGTTTATCTTTTCTGTCTTCTATAGCTGCTTCTTTTTGCTGCATTGCCTGAACTTCCATTTGCTTAAGCTGCATATCATATTCAAACTTTTGTTGCATTTTAATTTTTTCTAAATCAGCTGCTATTTGCATTTTATTTATTTCCATTTGAGCTTTAGCTTGTTCGTATTGAACTTTAGAACCTGATATAGCTTCTTGCTTTTGAACTTCAGCCATAGCTGTTTTTTCAGCTGTACTAGCCTGAGCATCAGCTTGTGCTTGTATATTAGCTTGTTGGTTAGCTTGATCTTGAATAGCTTTTTGCTTACGTTTTACCTTAAGCATTTGATTAGCTAGTTTAAGATTTTTAATTTGTCTTAAATCAATAGCATCTTCTAGGTCAATACCTCCTTGGCCTAGCGCAACCTGTATATTTTCCTCTAATTTAGCTTGCTCTTCGTCATCTGGTTCTAGTTCTAAAAATATACCAAAGTCGTATAGGTTTAAATCAACAACCTGCTCTAACGTTTTAACGTTATAAGTAGATATAGAGTTTTTAAGAGACTCAGCTGTTAATGGAAAATACAAAGCATCTGCTATTTTAAGAGACACGTTCTCTGCTAGCTTTAGCGTAAGGTATAAACTAGCTTGTTTGATATGTCTGGTTGCTACATTAGACGCGTTAGCCGCCATCTTTTGAAGACCTACTAATGAGTTCTTGTCTTGCGTGCTTCCATCTCTGGCTTCGTTTAATCCCGTTACATCGCGTATCATTTGTAAGTAATACTGATATGTTTGTATTAGCGCCTGTATTTTACCAAGTCCGCTAGAGCTATTAAGTTCTTGAATAGGCACTTTACCTGGATTCATATCACCATCTTGCGTCATTGATCTACCTACAATAGAACCAGTTTGGAAATACATATTTAATGCTTCGGCGGGATTGTAATTAGTTCCATTACCAAGATCTACTTCAGCTAAACCGTCCATATCTAAATAAACACCGTCTGGTACCATTCTAGACATTACCTGTTGCAGTTTAAGATGCGTTAGTTGAATCATATCTGCAAATCCAATACATTTACTTACAATAGACTCGATGCGTCCCTTATACATTCTAGGAGCACATATCGTGTAATTCATTTCAACCTTAGTCGTGTCTGCCATTGGTCTAGACATGTTCTCTGCTAGACTCCAGTCTAATATAGTATTAGTTCCTAAAACTTTAGCGCCAGTGTATAAAACCTCTATAGACCTAGATACTCTTTCAAAGTTATCATTCTCAGGCGGATCAAACGTGTCTGGTTTTTCCAAAGCTTTTAATAATCCTGAGTCTGTTTGCTTTATTTTAAAAACTTGATTGTGGTAAGTTTTGTACTCAAAGTACATAATCTGTACAGTATTTTCATCATAATTACCCCAACCAGTTATATACTGCCTGTTTCCAGGTGTTTTTTGTATTCTCTCTAACTCCTCTTGTGATATGTTAGGAAACTCTTTCTTAAGCTCTGGTATTGTTATAGACTTTACTTCACCTACGTAATATATATCCTCGAAGTTTGGATCTTCCGTGTATGAGTGAACCATATAAGCTGGATCTACGTAATCAATAGTGATGCCTTCAGCTGTGTTAAAATTAGTTTTGCCAGCTGCAATACCTATAGTTGTAAGATCCATGTTTAATCTACGTCTAACTAAGTCAAACTTGTTTTGAGCAAATACAGTTGATATAGCTTCCTCTTCTGCTATCTCAATTGACTGCTTGTAGCTGAGCTGCATATGTAACTCTAGCTCTTCTTTGGATCCTGGAATAACCACATCACTAGGTGATTGATATAAGTCAATACCTAGCGTTTGCTTTAAGCCTTCTAAATATTCTTTAGCAGCCATGTCTTCTTGAAGCTTAGACGCATACTCTGTTCTTTTCTTCACAGAACTTGGGTCTTGAGAATAAGCTTTTATATCGTAAGACTTTTGCGATATACCATTAACCACTATGTCAACAAACTTAGATAAAATAGGTACTGGCTTCCAGTCTAAATTAAGATAAGACAAATCACCGTTTATAGATAATTCATCTTTGTACTTCTGCACCGGTTGTTCACCTCTAGCATATAGTCTCAACGAGTGGAAGTTGTTCCAGTTTGTTAAGTACCTATTGCCTCCAGTTCTGCCTTGGTCAAACCACTCATACTCTATTGCTTGAGCAACTTGGTTTCCGTATTCCCAGCTAGCTTTTTCAGCGTCGCTTACTACTTGGCTTGGAAAAGCGCTATTGGTGTTAGTGTATATACCCATTTAACTTATTATTTTTGATGTGACACCTTTGTTGTCATATTTTTTAATTCCTAAATTTACAGCTTCTCTTTTAACTGGAGCTGATGGAGCGTATCTATGCTTATTACAAGCCATTAAAGCTAATCCAGAACTAATAGAAGCATCGTGCTTTGTTCTGTTGTTTATATTAAATTTAGCCCAGTCTTCCAGTGTTCTTTGAAAGTACATATCTCCATAGCCAGTTTCTTTTAATCCTACAAAATCTTCTATATAGGATTCTATAGCAGCAGCGTGAGCTTGCTTTATATCTTCACTTGAATTTGGTATTCCACCAAGCTCTTTTTCTGTTACTGATAGTTTATTATATTTTCTATCTGGTCTATTTATAGAGAAGCGTCTATAACCTCTTCTTTTAAAGTGGTATAATAATCTAGGTTTGTTATTCTCTGCTAGTATTGGCATTCCATAAAATACGCAAGCCATCAATACGTCTTCAAAAAATATTTCAGCAGTTTGTGGTCTAGCTATATATTCTAAAAAGAAATGGTTTGGAGGCACGTCTTCCATGCTAAACTTAGTTAAACCATGTAGAGATCCATTTGATCCCCTTTTATCAACCGTGCCTGATATATCGTAACTATCACAACCAAAAGCTCCACAGTGTTCATTGCCTGGATATTTCAGTCCACCCTTTATTATCACACGATTTTGGAGATTTAAAGGTGGAACCCAGGAAACTCTGAATCTACCGCTTTTGTTTGGTACAAATATAACCTTTGTATCTTTAACACCGTTTTCCCATTGAAAACTTCCTTGTGTAACATTGATTGAGTTTTTAAGATCTTCATTAAAATCTATTTGCTCATATATTTTTGACAAGTTAAATAAAGATTCTTTAGACTCATCTCTAAACGCGTGTTTAGTTGTGCGCGGAAACTGTCTGTAGAATTCATTTAAACCATCTTGATCATTTTTAAGACCTTCAACTTCATTGTCCCAATACTCTATAACACCTTGAGTAATTGGATCGCCAAAAGGGCCTACTACTTCTTTTTCTGGTGTGTTGAATACAGGAAAGCCATAAGAATCAATGTAGCCTTCGTAGTTCCATTCCATAGGTATGAACAAAGAATAGAGTCCTGAGCGAGTCTGTCCATTGGCGTTTCTTTGTGTAACGTCTGAATCATTGTAAAGTTTTTTAAAGTTATCTCCTCCTTTATCTAAAGCGTTAGATGTTGATCCCATCATACACTTTCCTATAATTCTAGAACCTAGTCTTAAACAGGTTCTTGTAACCCTCCAGTTGTTTAATATATTTGTTGGTCTCTCCCACTTTCCACTTTCGTCGTGTACTAGTAGTTTTAATTTCTCACCATCGTACGAGTTGTCGCCCGTGTTCTTCCAGTCGATAGTCGTGTCGAGCCCTGTAATTTCTTGTAGCTTCTCGTTTGAGTCGAGCTTGCGTCTTGTAAACTTCGACGCGGGAACTCTATAAGCGAGCTCTGTTTTCGGTCTATCCATACCGTCTTGTATCGGTTTGAAAAAGAACGGATAGTTGACCGATATTGGTACAACTTTGTCTGTAAACATTTTTTTTGCATCTGGTCCAGACTTGGAGAGTATACCAAATCTAGCATCTGAAGATATCGTTGCTTGGTTAACAGTTTCTCCTGAAGCCATAAACGAAAAACCCGATCGTCTGTTCTTGAGATAGCACATACCGTAACATCGTCTATCTGCTTTACAAGCTTCCCAGAATATATAGAATAATCTGTTTGATTCCCTAAAGTCTGGTTGCCCAACGTCAATCTTGCTCCACTGCAAGTACATATAGTTAGTGCCAGTAATGTAAGTAGCCAACCCTTTATTATAAAACCAAAAACCTTGTCCTCTTCTATTAAATTCTTCATCAATGTAATCATACCATTTTTCTTTAAATTCCAAAGGATATTCTTCCCAGTCAAATACTGATTTTATTTTACTAAGCTCCTTTGGGTACTTAGTATAACTCCATCTGTCGTCTTCAAATGTATGTACATTTTCAGCTTTTGGTAAAGCTATTTTTAAATCTTGTATTTCATAAATTTCACCTATTTCACCGGTTTTACTTATAACAACCATGTCGTGCTCTTCGTTATAACCGTACTCCCATTTTTTATACCTGTTAGTTCTTTTTAAAACTTTAGGCTTAATATGGTCTTTAAGTATTTTATATAAAGTTTGCTCGTACATTACTTAGATCTCCCTTCTGCAAAGCCTTTAAAAGATTTTTCTTCTTTAACTTCCACTGGTTTTTCGTTTAACATATTTTCTTCAGCTTCTATTCTATTTAGTATTTCAAAAGCATCAAATATAGCTAACTTTTTTGTAGCTGCAGCATTTTTTAATCTGTCAGCCGATATATCGTCATCCGAATCAACAATAGCTTCTTTAGCTACTTTGATCAACTCCTCTACTGCTTTTTGCCCAGCTTGGATTATGTTCAACTTCGTTTCCTTGGTATTCATATTTAATTACGATATCATTAGATTTCATACAGTATAATCTTTTTCCGTCAATTAAAAACTCCCATTCTCCGTTTGGCGTGTAACCAACTAAGTCCCCTGAGTTGATTCCTAGCGCATTTAAGGAGCTATTGTCATATTTTAATATACCAACAAGGCTTCTTTCTTTATCTAGCGTTAAAGACTCTGTATTTTTTATAGGTGAAACAAAACATCTGTCTCCGAAAGACCTCCATTTGTCACCTTTATTATATAAGTAAATTTGATCTATAGCACAAAAATGCCACTCATCTTTAAACCAAGATCTACTTTTCTTTTTTCTTCCTTTCATGTCATAGAATACTCTAAACACGTTTTGGTGTATAACAATTATATCACCAACTTCAATATCAGTATTAAAAGCCTGAGGTGTTTCTACTACTTTAGCTAGTCTATTAACAAATTTAAAATCTTCAATTTTTGTATTTACAACTAACTCCTTGCCGGCTATTGTTATTTTATTACTGTATTTTTCACCTAATGGCTCTACTATAAAGTCGTATAAAGCTTTCAATACTCTAAGTCATATTCAACGGATATTGCCATGTGAGAATTAAACTTCTTCCATGGCAATACCTCGTTGTTTTTCTTAATGTGAATATTGTAAGAGTTATCAGACTCGTCAAAAAGTATATGTGAAATCTCGTGACCCCCGTAAACTTGTTGACCTACAGAATAATGCATAGCATCGTTTTTGTAGTCAGAACCAATACTTATTTTTCTTACAATTGAAGACATATTACGCTTTTTCTAGTTTAGCGTCTTCTTCAATAATTTCATATTCACCTGTTTTTAGGTTTATATTAACTGGACCGTACTCTTTTTCTAACTCAAGCTTGTAATCTTCTAGCTCTTTGTTAGCATCTGCCACTTGATGTAAAAGTCCATGCTTTTGTGATTCTAAAATACCAATTTGATTAACTAAACCCATTAATTTATCTTGGCTTTCGTTGATTTGTTTTAATTGCTCTTCTGTGATTTTTTTACTCATTTGATTTAATTTAATTGTTTATAATTTATTATTACTTGTTTTTCTATTTATTACTTATTGACTTTGCTTTTTCCCAAGTTCTACCTACAAAATAAGCTCCGTAAACGGTTACTAACAATGTTTGAAATATTGGTATGTATTCTTTAGCTAGCCCAAACTCACCGATATTACCATCAAAGAAAGCTAGAGACGTAAAGATTACAGTTAAATATATCAAGATCATTGGTCTAATGTTTTTACTTAAAAAACTATCAGACTTCATATCTGCTTCCCAACGCTTACTAACTTCTAATTGAGCTTTAGTATCTGCATCTTCTAATATCTGCTGTATTTGTTTCTTTACTTCTAACCTTTCCTCTTCAGTTGTAGTAAGCTTGTCGATGACGTTACCAATTTCCTTGATAACGCCACCCGATAGCCATTGAATTATTTTTTTCACTACTTTTTATTTGATTTTTTTATTTTTTAATTGGTGTTTCTGTTACGTATTTCGCGCCAGGAAATTTATAATCATATCCTGGGTACATTATTTTTGTATACCCTCGGTCATCAGTACCTAGTACTTTAAAATCGACTCCTTTCATTGTTATATCGCCTCCTAATATAGTATTTTTAGGCTCGTTAACATCAGGGCTGTTTTTTAAATAACCTGTCTTAGATGTCTTCATTATGATCTTCTATAAGCTTCAGCTTCCCAAGGCAGGTTTTTAGCACCTTCCTTCATATCAGCTCGTGAATATTTTTTACCTTTCCAGTATACGTAATCATCGTCGTAATCTAAGTCACCTCTATCCATTTGTTCTAAATGAATTTTTTCGTGAGCAACTACATCTTCTACTTGATCTGGATGTAAATCTTTATTTATGGTTATAGAACCATTGTTATTAGCTTTTCCCATAACACCGTCTTCCATATCTACTCGATATATTGGAGTGTTGTCCATGTGGAAAGGTGGGTTATCTAGTTTAAAAGCCATATTTATTTTTTATAAGGAAAAATTTTGTTTAGTATTTCTTTTCTTTTATTGCAACCACAAGGTTTTCCTATTTTTTCAGAAGCTAATTCAACTAGTTGTTTAACACCAGTTACTGTGGTGATTTTTTCAACTGTATCACCTAGCCCTTTAGATTCCATAGTAATTTCCTGTTGTTATGTCCGATATTAATTTTTCTGGGTCTTGGTTTTTAGTTTCATATTTTCTAGTCCTTGTTCCTACTTGAGAAACACCTGTTCTCTCCGCTTGTTTTTTGTCCCATTTTTTAGTACCAAAATCGTCTCTGTATTTTTGAGCTGCTTTTTTAAAATTTCCTAAACTTCCATATTTTAATTTTTCTTCACTAGACATACCTTTCCAAGCTTGCGAATCTGAGAGTCTTACGTTAATTTTGGTTCTATTTTTAATAGCATCTGAACCACCGCCACCGCTACCTTCGGTTGTTGGGAAGTCTTTAGGATCGAAACCTTTTATTTTTAATTCTTTTACAGTAGGGACATCGACATCAAAATTAAATTTACCTTTACCTTTATCTTGATTTCCGTAGTAGTAGTTATTAATAACAGAGTTATCGTAATCACTAGAATTAGTTTCTTTACTAGTATCTGGTTCTTTAGGTTTAAGACCGTCTATAGCTTTTGCAGTTCCACCGGCTATCTTGTTTTGCATGTCTTGAAAAGCAGGTGCAGTGGAAACATAACGTATACCGTCAACACCGCTTTCGTAGTTACCTTTTAAAGGTGATGGACCCATGTTTAGAGGAGTTTGTTTATATGCCATTGTTATTGTTTTAGGTATTAATTAATCGTAACCGTCGTCCCCTGGAAACTCTTGTGGATCTACAGATTCAGGATAGTTTTCTTTAAGTCTCTCAGCAACAACCGCTCCTTTAGGATCGTAAGACTCTATGTCGTCTCCTGCGAACTGAGCTTCTGGTAAATCGCTTTCAGTGTCTACAGAGTTTAGTTTTGGATTTTTTTGTTTATTTTTCCCAAAAGGGTTTTTTAATGAAAATTTTTGTTGAAATGGTGAACTCATTATTTGTATGTTTTTGCGCGTTGTGTAATTGGTCCTGCTTTATAATCGCAAGGATATTTAGATACTTCTAGTCCATCTTTGCCTGAGCTAGATCCTTTTCCCATTGGAAAACCTTCCTTGCTTAAAGGTCCGTCCCAAATAGCGTTTTCACCTACCTGACCTGATAGATCTACTTTTAAGTTTTTAATGTTTTTCATATTAATATTTTTTATTGCATTTTTTAAGTATAGGGGTTACAGAGTTTTGTCTTTGATCTGTGCTACCAAACATTCCTTGCGCTGCATTTTGAGCTGAATTAGGAAATACTGCATTAGTTGATTCCGCTAACGCTCCTTGGACACCTGTTGGTGCATTAGCTCCACCTTGCTCTAAAGCTGAAACTCTATCGCTAAGTTCTGATATATCACCACTGCTTCCAGGCACTGCGCCAGCTGCTTGGTTTGATCGTTGAGCAGCTGCTCCTGAAAGAACTCCGACGCCTTTACCGTTGCCATTTGCTATTCCTTGAGATGCTTGTTCGGCTTGTTTTTTTTGATTTATATAATCTTGCTTTAGATTCATATAATTTTGCATAGAGCTTACCGTTCCGTTAATGCCACCTCCTTGCTGCATTATGTACCCGGCCATTGACTGATTTGGATTGAAACTGCTTGCAGCACCAGCAACCTGATTTACTGGCGAGTTTCCAGTTGTAGCTTTAATGTCTTGTTTGTATGTTGGCATATTATCTATCTTTATCTTTGTTTACATTTTTTATAGAAGTTATAAGAACTTTATCAGTGTATGTCTTACCTTTCATTATACTGTTTCTGTGGTTGCTAGTTGGTAAGTCATCTTGACCTAGTATAATTCTATACATATGCTTGATTAAATGCTTACATTTAAACGAGGTTTTGTATATATGATACTTTTGAGTTGTTCTATTTCTTTTTCTCCAAACAACTATCCAACCTTCTTTTAACAAACGATTCCAGCGGCGGTTATCCCAACTATAGGAATAACTACCAGCTTCGAAATCTTTTTTTGTAAACATATCCATGCAGTCTAAGTATATTAATAACTCTAGATCAGCATCATTAAGGTCGTTGTTCCTGCAAGCCCATTTACGTATTATACGATAATGTTTAAACAGATTCATACTCTTTATGTCATCTGCGCCTAGCCTTTTCATAAAACAACAACTACATCTTGCGCTTTAATAACGTGATATGTTTTTTTGTCTATTTCTATCTTATGCCCAGCATGTCTATCAAAGAAGATTTTATCACCTTCTTTTAATCCTTCAACTTGTTCACCAGCTGATAATACACTGGCTTCATTGTAACGGATATCTTCACGTTGGTTTTCTGCAAGAAGTAAACCACCTTTTGTTTCGGTGGTTCCTTCTTTTATTTTTTCTATTATTAAATTTCTACCTATCGCTTTCATCAATTCTTAAATTATTGATTACACAATCAGTTGATAATATAGTTGTCGCTACTGAAGCTGCATTTCGAAGAGCGCTTTTGGTAACTAGCAGAGGGTCGATAATACCTGACTTAATCATATTTACCATTTTTCCTGTAACCACGTTTAGACCTCTTCCTTTAGCTTTAGGTAAATCCGAATCTGTTATACCAGCATTTTCTAGTATTGTATTAAATGGTGCTCTAATCGCCTCTAGGAGCAGTTTTTCACCATCTGACTTTGGTACTATACTTGTTGCGGCGTTTAACAGCGCGATACCTCCTCCAGACACTATACCTTCTTTTATAGCAGCTTTTGTAGCGCAGATAGCATCTTCTGCTCTATCTGTTTTTTCTTTTAATTCAATATCAGAATTAGCACCTACTTTCACAATTGCTACTCTAGCAGAAAGCATACCTAATCTTTTTTCTAGCTTAATTATCTCATAAGCCTGCGTAGCTTCTAGTAAATCTCTTTTTAGCTTATCAATTGTAGCTAAAATCATTGGTCCTGATTCTTCAAATTGAAGTATAGTCTCGGCATGAGTTGTAACGGCTTTTAAACATGTTCCTAGATGCTCTGGTTGGATTAAATCCATATCGTCACCTAAATCCTCATTTATAATCGTAGCACTTGTTAGAAGCGCTAAATCCTGTAACACCTCCTGTTTGTTGACGCCTTGAGTAGGACCGTTTATCACGTTAACTCTTATGTTGCCTTTATTTTTGTTCATAGCTAAAGCAGATAAAACACCTTGTTCTAAATCGCCGATAATCAGCAAAGGCTTATTGTTTTTTATTACATACTCTAGCACAGATTGAATCTGTCTTATTGTATCAACTGGTGATTCTATTAACAATACTAACGCATTGTCTAGCTCAGCTGATTTATTTTGAACGTTAGTTATAAAATGAGAGTTTGTAAGACCTTTGTCGTATTGAACGCCATCTACAACCTCAACTTCTGTTTTTCCATCTTGTGATGTTTCCATCATTACAACCCCTGTGTTATTTACAGCTCTAAAAGCGTCGGCTATAACTTTACCTAGCTTTGGATCATTATTTGTAGATATTGTGGCAATGTTGTCAATCATGTCCCCTTCAACTGGTAAAGAAACACTCTCTAGGTATTTTACAACCTTATCAACACCACTATTAATACCTTCTTTTAACTCTCTTGAGTTTGTTTTATCTGAGACTTTGTAAGCTTCAGTTAATATAGCGTGAGCTAAGACTGTAGCTGTGGTTGTGCCATCACCTGCTTCTCTCACTGTTTTTCTTGCTGCTTCTTTTAGAAGTGTAGCGCCCATATTTTCCACTGGGTCTCGCAAGATTATTGAATCTGCCACTGTAACACCATCTTTTGTGATAATTGGTTTTCCAGTATGATCCTCAAGCATCACACATTTGCCGCTAGCTCCTAAAGTGGAGCTAACAGCTTTTGTGAGCTTTTCTATTCCTTTAAATACATTAACTCTGGCTTCTTCACCGAAGTTAAGGTTTTTGACAATTGCGTCCATATTTGATTTAATTTAATTTAATTGAGTGTGGTTTATTTAAAGGTTTTTACTACTTTTGGTCCGTCGATAAATTCAACTTTCTTCAAGTAATGCGCTACTGTTTGATCGATAGCTGTTTCAGCTCCTTCTAAAGTTTCACGCCTGGTTACATCATGCCAGTTTTCTGGATCTTCGATGTCTTGGTACTCTGTTTGGTAAAATCCATTAATAAGCTGGACGATTCTCCAGTTTTCTTTGTTAGCTATGTGTTTCCATAGTTTAACTTGGCTTTTGCCTGGTTGTGGGTGACTACTCCACGATTCAGTCTGGTAAAATAGTGTCATTGGTTTTGGTTTTAAATTACTAT